GTGTATCAGTTTGTAGAAAATAAAGTAATTGAAAAAGTAGAAGAAGCTAAAAAAGAATTAGAGGACTAGTGGCGGATAAGAAAGATCGCTTTGCACTAATATCTAGATATAAGAAGTTAATTAAAGAAAAAACACAAAAAGACGAAAACATTAACATACATGCCCAACAATGGGCAGCAGATTCTTTAATTGAATCTTATGGGGTAGAAACCTGCTACGATCTAATTGAGTATTATGTTAGGGTATCTGCATCTCCAACTTGGAAATGGTTTGCAAATAATGCAGACAAGGTGTATGATTCTAAGAGAATAAAAGAAGAAGACGATGCAACAAGAGTGTTGCTAAGACAACAAGCAAGGGAATGGCTAAATAAGTAATGGTTGATTTAGAAGCAAAAGTGTTATCTGCTGTACTGAATGATAAGCAGATTCATGTTCTTTTTCAAGCAAATCCAGATATTCTATTTAGAACACACAAAGATGTTTGGGATTTTGTAAAGAATTATTATGAACAAAACTCTAATGTTCCAACACAATCATTGCTTGTAGAAAAGTTTAGAGACTTCCAGCCAGTTGGAGAAATTGGATCAACAAAGCATCATTTAGAAGAGCTTAGAACTAAGTATCTTGAAGATAATTTAAGAAATGTCTTAATGTCTAGTGCTAAACAGCTAAATGATAATCAGCCAGTAGAGGCTTTAAATACAATTATTTCTAAGACATCTGACCTTAAAAGAATTAGTGCAGATGTAAGAGATATTGATGCAACAGATGTTGAAGATGCTGCTGCACATTTTATACACATTAAAGAATTAAGTGAAAAAGGAATTCATGGTGTTAGAACGAATCTTGCAGGTTTTGATAACTACCTACCTGGTGGTATTACTCCTGGTCAATTTGGTATTCTTCTTGCTTACCCTGCCATTGGTAAGTCTTGGCTCGCTATTTTTATGGCTGTACAGGCGTGGAAAGCTGGAAAAGTACCACTAGTAGTTTCTCTTGAAATGACAGAGAAAGAAGTGCGAAATCGTGTATACACAATTATGGCAGAAGGATACTTTTCTCATAGAAAATTAAGTTCTGGAATGATTGATGTTGAAGGGTTTGAAAATTGGGCTAAGCAACATCTTAAAGATAAGCCACCTTTTTATATTGTATCTAACGATGGTCTTGGAGATGTTTCTCCTTCTGTTGTTAGAGGTAAGATTGACCAGTACTCTCCAGATGTAGTTTTTATTGACTATATTCAGTTGATGAATTCTAACCAAGGTAACGATAATGAAGTTGTAAAGATTAAAAATATTTCTAGAGAATTAAAGGTACTTGCAATCTCTTCACAAGTTCCAGTTATTGCTATTGCTTCTGCTACACCAGACGATGCAACAGATATGAATAGCGTTCCATCACTTGGTCAGGTTGCCTGGTCTAAGCAGTTAGCTTATGATGCTGACTGGGTTTTAGCCCTTGGTCGTGCAACGGGTAGCACAATCCTTGAATGTATATTTAGAAAGAATCGCCACGGTTTTTGTGGAGAGTTTATGGTAGATATTGATTTTGACTCAGGTCGCTTTATTTATAAAGACTTTGAATAAGGAGTAATTTATGAATAATGATATATTAACGCACGAAGACCTTTTTAAGTATTTAAAAGAGCTAAATTTTGCACAAGGATTTAAGTCTCAGGAAGTTTTAAGAATAATACTTGAAAATCCAAATGGAATATCTAGATGTTGCCTTAGAAGCAAGCTAACAGATAATGGTGTAGACGTTGGACAAATAGCTGCACAGGTTCGTGAGTTAAGAAATGCTGGAGTAAATATACCAAAGGGAAATAGAAGAAAATGTCTGGTTCATAATATAAATGACACCTTTGATAAAATAGTTTCCCCTTATATTACTGGTAACAACTATGCTAGAGCAGTATACACTCCAGGAGAAATTTCAAAAATTCGTAATACTCTTGAAGATAGGGATTCTTTTACTCAGATAAGAGTAACTACTAATCCAGAAATTGATCATAGAATTCCAGTTGCAAGGATGTTGATTAGTGATAAAGATATTGAAAAAAAAGTAGATGTGTCAAACGTATTTGAAATAAAAGATAGCTATCAACTATTGTCAAGAGATAATAACTTGTATAAGTCAAGAGTTTGTGAAAGATGCATAAGCAATAATAAAAAGCCAGATATGTTTTTAGGAATAAAGATACCAGAAAAAATTGGTGGAGGGCTAGAATTTGTTAATAATCAAAACGATTGCACAAGTTGTCCTTTTGCATATCCAGAAAAGTTTTTAGAAAAGGTAGCATATAATGGATAATGTTTTAAAGATTGAAGATATCATTTTTAATGATGATAACTATAGAAATATTAAAAATAACAGTATTGACTTTATATTAACAGATCCACCATTTAATATAGCAAGGGAAACAAATTTTCATACATATAAAGACAATACAATTCATTCTTATAAGTTTGACTCAGACACACAAGAAGAATGGGATACTTTTAGTCACGAAGATTTTATTAAAGAGCTTTATAAATGGTCTGGCGAATTTAATCGTGTGCTTAAAAAGGGTGGAAACTTTGCAATATTTTGTGCAGATTCTTATATATCTTATTTTATTGATGCACTTAAAGAAAACGGTCTTTCCCCAAGGCGTGTTATAAGTTGGACCAAGCCAAATGCTGTTCCAATTAATAGAGCATATATGCCAACGTCTGCTGTTGAGTATATAATTGTTGGAGTTAAAGGAAGTAAGGCTACATTTAATTCTGATGTTGAAATAGTAAATCAAAATATTGATAATAAAATTATAGAAGCAGTTGTGGTTGCAGAAAAGGCATCGTCTGTAGTAAATAGTCTAGTTCGCCAATCTTTGTTAGAAAGTAATTTTGAAGATAATACTCATATAGACTCAGTAATTAATTTAGTAAAAGATGTTCTATTAAATAGTAATCAAATTATTTTAGATAGAGTAGAGAATATGTATAAAGATAAGAATGGAGAAAAATATCTTCAAGCTTGTATTCCAAATCATATATCTTTACCATCAAAATCTGGAAATAGAATACATCCAACAGAAAAGCCAGTCTACCTATTACAATATCTTCTTTCGTTATATTCAAAAGTAGGAGACCTAGTTCTTGATCCATTTGCTGGATCTGGTTCAACTGGAGAAGCGGCAATAGCTCTTAAAAGAGTTCCAGTATTAATTGAAAGAGAACAGAAGTTCTATGAAAAAGCAGTAAAAAGACTAGAAAAAATGGTATAGTGGTTAATTCCATTGATATAATTAATGGTATGTACGCACATAAGTCAATAAAAAGATTTAGCCTTGATGGTGAAATTTATGATGATTCTCATATTATTAGACTTAAAGAGCAGTACACCTCTATGATTATTGCTGGAATGAGATCTGATGGATATGTTCCAAGGTATGATATTGACACAGACTTTACAATCAGTTATAATGGAAAAACATTTAATTTTGAAATATCAATTTATGGCGTTTATGTAGGAAAGAGAACAGCAGAGTGTATAGAGGGAATAGACAAAAACAAGCCAGTGATGGCTTCTTCTACTCAGAAGATCAAGTCAGAAGAAGTCTGTTAGCAGCAGGTATTGATGTCGTATATGAAGTAGAGTCTGACTTCATAATTTTTTGTCCTTATCACAATAACTATAGATCTCCTGCTGCAGAAGTATCAAAAGAAAGCGGATTGTTTTACTGCTTTGGATGTCAAGAATCTCATTCTCTAATTGAAGTAATTATGCATGTTACAAAGCGATCATATTTTGAATCCGCAAGAATGGTTGACTCTAAATCTGACAATGTTAATTTTATAGAAGCTATTCAGTCTAAGCTTGATAAGAAACCAGAGTTTATAGAGTTTGATAGTGAACTAATTAAAAGACTAAATATTTCTGCACTAAATTCACAAAGGGCTGCACAGTACTATCTTGGTAGAGGAATTACTAAAGACAGTGTTGAAAGGTATCTACTTGGATACTCTGAAAGTCAAGATATGGTTACAATTCCAGTACACTCTCCTGATGGAATGTGCTTAGGGTTTGTTGGCAGATCTGTAGAGGGGAAAGAATTTAAGAATACTCCAGGTCTTCCAAAAGCAAAAACAATGTTCAACTTGTTTAGAGCAAAAAGATTTGACAAGGTGTTTGTAGTTGAGTCATCCTTCGATGCAATACGCCTAGAACAGGTAGGAGCACACGCTGTAGCCACTTTAGGAGCATCTGTGTCAGGTAAACAGAGGGAACTCTTAAAACAGTATTTTAATAATGTAATTATTTTAGGAGATAACGATGATGCAGGAAAAGAGATGGCAAAAAAGTTATCTAACATACTTGGATCAAGTGCAATAAATGCAAGTCTTCCAGAGTCAGTAAAAGATGTATCAGAACTATCTGATGATGAATTAAAAAAGTTTGTGTCACAGTTTGACGATCTTATAGCAAATGTGTTACAATAGATAAATCGTCCACATATAGGACAAATATTAGGAGAAATATTATGGCAATTGTAAAAGGGCTAAAGAATATCGAAGCAATGCTAGATAAGCCAAAGTTCGAAAATAATGGTCCACGAGTAACGTGGCTAAAGTTAGAAGACAATCAGAGTGTATCCGTTCGTTTTGTAAATGAACTTGATGGAGACTCCCCAAGCTATGACGAAAAGAATGGTCTAGCCATTGTTGTTTCTGAACACACAAACCCAAAGGATTATAAGCGTAAGGCAGCCTGTTCTGCTGAAAGCGAAGGTCGTTGCTTTGGCTGTGAAATGCACAGAAAGGACATGAAGGCTGGATGGCGATCACGTCTACGCTTCTACATCAATGTACTAGTTGATGATGGCGTAAACGATCCGTACATTGCTGTTTGGAGTATGGGTGTAGCAAAGTCTGCAACATTTGATACAATTCGTGAATATGTTCAAGACTCACAAAGCCTTTCTAACATGACATGGAAGCTAAAGCGAAATGGAAAAGGAACTGAGACAACTTATATTCTAATTCCAACTAAGCAAGATGAAGAAAAGTTTGATTGGTCTAAGTATGAGATTCCAGAACTTGAAGCTGTTGTAAGAGAAGTTCCTTACGCAGAGCAGGAATCGTTCTTCTTGGGCTTTGACAACCCATCTGTATCAACTTCTGTAGATTGGTAATTGTGGTGGGGGAGAAGGACTCCCCCACCCTATTTAACTGAAAGGTAAAAATGACTTACGTTCCATTACACGTTCACACACACTACTCCCTTATGGATGGTGTTGCAACTCCAGAAGAGTATGCAAAACGTGCTGCTGAAATTGGGCTACCAGCAATTGCAATAACTGACCACGGCGTTCTATCTGGTCATAGACCTATGTATAGGGCTGCAAAGGCAAACGGTGTAAAACCAATTTTAGGAATTGAAGGATATATTACAGCAGACAGATTTGACAATAGAGATAAGTCTGAAAGAACTGATCCTTTAGATATGGTGTATAACCATATTGTTCTTCTTGCAAAAAATGATAAAGGTTTAGAAAACTTAAATAAACTTAATGAACTTGCTTGGACTGAAGGATATTACAAGAAGCCTCGTATTGATTTTGAAATACTTGGAAAATACAACGAAGGCATAATTGTTTTATCAGCGTGTATGAGTGGACTTCTTGCAAAAGCAATTGAATATAAAGAATATGCTGCTGCCAAAAAACATATTACTTGGTTTAAAGAAAAATTTGGTGATGATTTTTATGTAGAAGTTATGCCACATAACTCTGCTGAATTAAATAAAGAACTTCTTGAAATGGCAGACACCTATGGAGTAAAATCAGTTGTAACTCCTGACTGTCACCACTCTGATAAGAGTCAAAAAGTAATTCAAGAAATGATGCTGCTTTTAAATACACACGCTAAGTTAAATAAAGAAGCAACTTTTGATAAGGCATCAAAGATTGAAGATCCTATGAAGCGTCTTGATTATTTATATGGCGAAGATAGAATGATGAGCTTTAGAACATTTGATATTCATCTTCTTTCATATGAAGAAATTAAGTCTGCTATGCAACAGCAGGGTATTAAGCGTGAAGATATTTATGAAAACTCTGTTGAGATTGCAAACAAAATAGAAGAGTATGGAATTAAGAGTGGACTAGACCTTCTCCCAATAAAGGTTGAAAATCCAGATGAAGAACTTCTTGCACTTGCCTCTAGAGGATTGGTATTAAAAGGTCTTTCTGAAAATAAAGAATACCTAGATAGATTAAATCTAGAACTTGATATTATTAAGAGTAAAAACTTTTCACCCTACTTTTTGGTTGTTCATAATATGCTTAATTGGGCAAAGGATCAGGGAATTATGGTTGGTCCAGGTCGTGGTAGTGCTGCAGGTTCTTTAGTTTGCTATGCATTGGGTATTACTGAAATTGATCCAATTGAATACGGCTTATTGTTTTTCCGTTTTATTAATCCAGACAGAGATGATTTCCCAGATATTGACTCTGATATCGCAGATGATAGGCGAGATGAAGTAAAGTCGTATCTTGAACGTGAATATAAAAATGTTGCATCCATTGCCACATTCCTTGCATTTAAAGATAAGGGTGTTGTGAGAGACGTTGCTAGAGCATTTAACATTCCTTTAAACGATGTTAATAAGGTTCTTAAGGGCGTAGATAGCTGGGATGATTTTACAAGATCAACAAATGCTCAGTGGTTTAGAATGAAGTATCCTGAAATTGTTAAATATGGAGAACAACTTCGTGGAAGAATCCGTGGAACTGGTATTCATGCTGCAGGTGTTGTTACTGCAAAAGACTCTATCTTTAAGTATGCTCCACTTGAAACACGAGTAGCACCAGGAAGCAAAGAAAGAATTCCAGTAGTTGCAGTTGATATGGAAGAGGCTGCAGAAATTGGTCTAATTAAGCTTGACGTGCTTGGTCTTAAAACTTTGACAGTAATTGATCAGACTATTAAAACAATTAAAGAACGTCACGGTAAAGATATAGATCTTAAACAGATACCTTTAAATGATAAAAAAGTCTTTGAGATGCTTTCTGAAGGTCGTACAAAGGGTGTTTTTCAGTGTGAAGCAACTCCTTACACAAACCTGCTTGTTAAAATGAGAGTAAGTAATTTTGATGAACTAGTTGCCTCTAATGCACTTGTTAGACCAGGTGCTATGAATACAATTGGTAAGTCATACATTGCTCGTAAGCATGGCAGGGAAATGGTTGAATATATTCATCCATCTATGAATGACTATCTAAAAGATACTTATGGTTGTGTGCTATATCAAGAACAGGTTATGCAAGCTTGTGTAGTTCTTGGTGGAATGACTATGGTTGAAGCAGACAAGGTTCGTAAAATTATTGGTAAGAAAAAAGATGCTAAAGAATTTGACATCTTTAAAGATAAGTTTGTTAACAATGCAGAAAAACATATTGGCATCAGAGCAAAAGACTTGTGGCATGATTTTGAAGCACACGCAGGTTACTCATTCAACAAGTCTCACGCTGTGGCATACTCAACCCTGTCTTACTGGACTGCCTGGTTAAAGTACCACTACCCAATTGAGTTTATGTTTTCTCTATTGAAGAGTGAAAAAGATAGTGATGCTCGTACAGAGTATTTGATTGAATCAAAGCGTATGGGTATATCTTTAAAACTTCCACATATCAATGAGTCTGATTCAGACTTTAAGATTGAAGGCAAGGGCATTAGGTTTGGTCTTGCTGCAATCAAGTGGCTGTCAGAAGGTGTAGCAAATAAGATTATCTCTGGCAGACCTTTTGACTCTAAAGAACAGTTTAAGAAGTTTGCAGGACAAAAAGGTAGTGGTATTAATTCAAGAGCAGTAGAGGCACTTGATCTAATTGGTGCACTAACATTTGAGGATAATCCTAGAGATGAAGTAAAGGTAAGAGAAAACCTTTATGAATATCTAAACCTTCCTGAATTAAATACAAGTGTTCCACAGCACTACTACGCATACATAGATCTTGTAGAAGATTTTGATGAGCAGGGTGTATTTGTGATGCTTGGTATTGCTAAAAATATTAAGCGTGGAAAAGGTTGGTCACGAGTAGAAATTATGGACTCTACTGGAGTGGTTGGAATTTTTGATGATGAAGAAACAAAGATTGAACCAGGCAGAACATATTTAATTCTTGCAGGTGCAAACAGAATATCAGAAGCAATTCCTATTGATGAACTTAAAGATCACAAGGATAGTCCTTTGATTAAGTTTCTAAACTATAAACAAATTCCATTTGCAAATGACGAACACTTTGTGCTATCATTTACTCCAAGAGTTACTAAAGCTGGAAAGAGAATGGCTAATATGATTGTTGCTGATAGTTCAAGAGAAATGACTGCTGTAATGGTATTCCCAACAATGTTCTCTACTGGATATATGAAGTGTCAGCCTGGAAAAGTAGCAAAAGTTAATTTTAGTGAGACAAAAGAAGGAACAATTACATTGAAGGAAGTATTATAAATGGCTATCATAATTGATGAATTTGCAGCAGTACTACATGCAAATGCAAGAGACAAGGGGTTTTGGGATGATAACAATGGAACTATTTTTTATCTAAAGCAACTTGCAATGGTGCACTCAGAAGTATCTGAGGTGCTTGAGGCAATACGCAAGGAGAAGGGTGACGATCAGGTAGTAGAAGAACTAGCTGACATTATTATTAGAGTCTTAGATTTATATGCTGGTTTAGTTAGAGATGGCTATACTGCTTTATCTCTTGAAGAATCCTTAAAGAACAAGGCTAAGATAAATACAGAACGTCCTAAAATGCATGGAGTTCTAGCGTGAGTAAAATAGATTTAGACGATTTCTTATCTCAGCTAGATCCAAAGTTGCGTAAGAAAATTACAAGTGGAAACACTATTGAAATAAGTAAACAAAAGACACCAAGTATTAGTTTGAACAACGCACTTAAGGGTGGATTTGGCTATGGTCGTCAAGTTCTAATTTGGGGAAATAAGTCTGCAGGAAAGTCTTCATTTTGTTTACAAATGATTGCTGATGCTCAAAAAGATGGAAAGATCTGTGCATGGATTGATGCAGAGGCATCTTTTGATCCAGAGTGGGCAAGAAAGCTTGGCGTTGACGTTGAGCAACTAATTTATTCAAATGCTAGGAGTATGAATGAAATGGTTGATGTTGGTGTTCAACTAATGAAGGCTGGCGTTGATATTTTAATTGTTGATTCTATTTCTGCACTTCTTCCTGCTATATATTTTGAAAAAGATTCAGAAGAATTAAAGCAGCTAGAAAATACTAAGCAAATTGGTGCAGAAGCAAGAGATATGACTAATGCAGTAAAGATGCTTAATTATGCAAATAATAATGATAAGCCAACTTTACTTGTTTTAATTTCTCAACAAAGAAATAATATTGGTGCAATGTTTGCTTCACACCAACCAACTGGTGGTCATGCTGTAAAATTCTTTAGCAGTACTATCGTTAAGCTTTGGTCAAGTGAATCTGATAATCAAGCAATCAAGGGAAAGATAGTTTCAGGAGACAAGATTATTGAATCTAAGATTGGTCGTGTAGTCAATTGGCACGTTGATTTTAATAAGACTGGTCCAGCTTTTGTTGCAGGTTCCTATGACTTCTACTTTGATGGAGAAGGTTCTATGGGTGTAGACAAGGTTGCAGATCTAGTTGATACCGCAGAACTTGTTGGAGCAATTCAAAAAGGTGGTGCTTGGTACACTGTGGGAGAAGAAAGACTGCAGGGTAGAGCAAAGGTTATTGAATGGCTAAAGGAAGATCCAAAAAGAGTTGCAGACCTAGAGGCAAAGTTAGATGTATAAAGACTTCTCTGAATATAGAGGAAAATTTTTCTGTCACACTTGTAAAGAGCCTGTATTAATTGCAAGATTTTATAAAAATACAACTATGGACTTGACCTGGCTATGTTCAAAAAGGCACTTGTCCAAAGTTAACTTAAACATTAAGGGGTACTGATGAGTGAGCGTGGAGAGTTAAAAAGAGCAGGTATGAAAGCTCATAAGAATTCTGGTAGAGGTGCTGTAAAGGCTGATGGCTCTGATGATGAATTTGTTGTTGATGTAAAAGAATATAGTAAATCATTTTCTATCAGTCAAGATAATTGGGCAAAGATTGTCACTGATACTTTAAAGGTTGATAGGACAAAGAATCCAGCACTAATGTTAGTAATTGGTGAAGGTAATAAAAAAGTTAGACTTGCTGTTATTGAATGGGAAGTATTTGAAGAATTGAGGAACAATGGAAACAACAGTTGATTTACTAAATCAGGTAAATGGATTTAATGAAATATCTGAGCATATGCAAGATGAAGAGCTAACTCAAACTCTTGCACTTGTTGCAAAACTTATTTCCAAGCCAGATGTTCCAGCATCAGTTGGTGTTGAACTAATTGTAAAACTACAAGCATATTCTGCTAAATTTGCAATGCTCGCTTCCTGGTATACTAATGTTAAGAAAGATGAAAGAGCAAAGAAAAATATATACTATTCAGCTAAAGAAGCAACGGATAGACTAGTGGATGCATTAAAATATGCAGTTAGGATTAACAATGGCTAAGAGCCTTATTAACAAGTTGGTTGAAAAGCCAAAGAAGAGTGAAGAAAATTTAATCAATAGTCAAGAGATTGTTGACAAGATTAAAGAAGGATATGCTTTACAAAGAAAGTCTTCATTTAAGAAGAGAGATAGCTTTACTCCTTCAACACTGACTTATGGTGCAGGTAAGTGTCCAAGATTTTGGTACTTATGGTTTGAAGGAAATGAATCAGATGTAAAAACTGATTGGTATTCAGTTGCAAATATGGATAGTGGAACTGATCGCCATGGTCGTATTGAAAAGGCTATGGAGTCTGCAGGTATTCTAGTAACAAATGAAGAGCGTTTGTCTTATCAAGATCCACCAATTTCTGGCAGAACTGATGCAATTATTAAGTGGAACGACATGGACATTCTTACTGAAATTAAAACTCTTAACGAAGATTCTTTTCATTATTTAAATGTCAAGGGCGAAGCAAGAAAATACCATGTTGAGCAACTTCTTATCTATATGAAGATTCTTAAAAAGAGTTTTGCATTCCTTGTTTATGAGTCAAAGAATAGTCACGAACTATCTATGTTCCCTGTAAAGCTTAATGAGCATTACAAAAACTTTATAAACTATTTCTTTGATTGGATGAGAGAAGTTAAGAAGGCTTCTGATGATGGTCTTCTTCCTGAAAATCCTTATCGTTCAAACTCTAAGGTGTGCAAGGGTTGTGATTTCGAAACAGTTTGTCGTACAAAGCCAAAGGGTGATATTAAAATAGCTCCAAGGAAAGACCTTGAGTAAATTTTGTAAACTTTGTGACGAACAGTTTCAGACAAACAATAAGAATCAAATTTATTGTTCTGCTGAGTGTAGAAGTGCTGCAACTAAAGAAAAGATTATGCAAAGATATAAAGTTTCAAAGGTAAGGTCTCGTGCAAGTAAGTCTAGAAAATGTGCTGGTGGATGTGGTATTGAGATCAGCATTTATAATGATGTTGGGTTTTGTAATAGTTGTATGATTAGTAAAAGAAAGCTAGATCAAACACTAAAAGATATAAAAGGATTTTTTGATTATGAGCAAAAATAGTTGGAAAGATATTGGTAAGCCAAGTAGATTTATTTCTATTGATGCATCTTCTACTTCTGCTGCCTTTGCAATATTTGAAAATGATAATTTAGTCAAATTTGGTAAAGTTAATTTTACTGGAAATGATCATTATAAAAAAGCTGGAGATGCTTGTAAAAAACTTACTCCATTGTTTAAAGATTTTGATGTTAAAGCAGTTGTAATTGAAAATACTATTTTTGCAAACTCTCCAAAGACATCTATGCAACTGGCTCTTGCACAAGGAGCCATTGTTAGTGCAGCATATATTAATGGCGTAAAAGATATCTATCCTTGCGTACCAGTTGCCTGGCAAAACTGGATTGGCAATAAGGTTTTAACAAAAGAAGAAAAGGCTGCCCTGAGAAAAGAAACTCCTGGCAAGTCAGATTCTTGGTATAAGGGCAAGGAAAGAGAGTTTAGAAAGAATAGAACTATCAGACTTGTTAATATAGAATTTATGACTGATGTAGATGATAATGATGTTGCAGATGCTATTGCAATTGGCTGGTATGCAACTAATAACTGGAACAAGATAAGTAAACTTGACTTATAAAGGATATAATGATATTATGAAAATGTATGCTAACGAAAACTGGTTAAGAAAAAGATTCTTAATGGATAAGAAGTCCCCAGAAGATATTGCAAAAGAATGCGGTGTGTCTGTTGAGACTATTTATGTGTACCTTGGTAAATTTGGATTAAGAAAAAGCAGGAGAAAATAATGGCTGAATACCCATCAGAAGCATTCTTTGTAAACAAGAATGAAGAAAAAATTAAGAAGATTCTTGAGCTTTCTAAAACTGCCCCAGCTGGATATAATATCCTTGCTGCCTGTCTAGATATCACAGAGATGTTACTAGAAAAGAATGTAGCGTATGGTAACTCTGCACTTAACCCTATTCGTATCTTTAGTGATGCAGATGATATGGAACAGCTTAATGTTCGCATTGATGATAAATTAAATAGAATTAAAAACAAGAAGCTGTATGCTGGGGATAATGATGAAGATGATCTTATTGGATACTTATTGCTAAAGAAGGCTAAAAAGCGTGGCTAAAAAGAAAACTATATTTAAAGATAGATTTGAAAGAAAGTCCTCAATGATTACTGAAAGCGGTCATGAAGTAAGTGAAGGCGATCTTATAAAGATTACTGGAGAGCATGGTGCTACTTTTAAATTTAAATGTCTTGTAAAAAATCCTGTAAATGGTGTAGAATGGATAGACTGCTTTCAGATGTTTAAGGATATTTCTGGACCAACAAGGTCTTTTTATCCTGACAGAGTTAAAGCGGTAAAGAAGAGGGGTAAGCGTGTCAAGCGAAGCAGCACTAGTTAATCATTTAGACCTTGTAAACAAGGTTGCATCAGAGTACCTAAAAGGATTAGATGCTTCAGAGATTTCAAAAGCACTAAACATTCCAAGAGTAAAGGTTACAGAGTTACTTACTGACTGGAGAGTAATGGCAGCAAATAATCAAGCTATTCACGCTCGTGCAAAAGAAGCTCTTGCAGGTGCAGATCAGCACTTCTCATCACTTATTAAAAAAGCGTATGAAGTTATTGACTCTGCAGATACTACTGCAAATTTAACAGCCAAGACAACATCTATTAAACTTATTGCTGATATTGAAAGCAAGAGACTTGAGATGCTACAAAAAGCAGGTCTATTAGATAATCAAGAGTTAGCAGATGAACTTTTAGAAACAGAAAGAAAGCAAGAAATACTTATATCAATCCTAAAAGAGGTGACATCTTCTTGCGAGTCTTGCAGACCAAAGGTTCTATCTAAACTATCTCAGGTTAATGAAGGTGGGGTCGTTGTAATTGACAATTGATATTAGCGAATTTATGGAAGCTCTTGATGAGTCTCCATTCGCAGAAATTCCAGTTGATGCAAAGACATTTGTTGAGGGTGAGAAATATTTAAATCAGCCACCACTTTCTGAGTATCAATATACCCTTGTTGAATGTATGAGTCAAATCTACAAGGAAAAAGATTTAATTCGATTTATGGGTGAGGAAGCTGGTAAAGAACATTTTAAGAGGTATACGAAGAATGAAGTTATTATGCAACTTGGAAAGGGTAGTGGAAAAGACTTTTCTTCAACAGTTGGATGTGCTTATTTAGTTTATAAACTATTATGCTTAAAAGATCCTTCTCGTTATTTTGGTAAGCCAACCAATGATGCTATTGATATTATGAATGTTGCTATTAACGCTCAACAGGCAAAAAATGTTTTCTTTAAAGGATTTAAGACAAAGATTACTGGATCACCTTGGTTTGCAGGAAAGTTTGATCCACCAAAAATTGATAGTATAGAATTTGATAAGTCAATTACAGTTTACTCTGGACATTCTGAAAGAGAGTCTGCTGAAGGCTTGAACTTAATACTTGCAATCCTGGATGAGATTTCTGGTTTTGCAATGGAGTCTGCAAGTGGAAATGATCAGGCTAAAACTGCTGATAATATCTATAAAGCATTTCGTGGATCTGTAGACTCACGTTTTCCAGACTATGGCAAAGTTGTACTGCTATCCTTCCCTCGTTTTAAAGGTGACTTTATTACAACAAGGTATGAAGATGTAATTGCTGAAAAAGAAACTCTTGTTAGATCTCATGAGTTCATAATCAATCCACTACTTTCTGAAGAAGATCCAAGTAATAAGTTTACTGTTGAGTGGGATGAAGATATTATTAACTCCTATAGGATCCCTGGAGTCTTTGCACTAAAAAGACCAACTTGGGAAATTAATCCAACAAGAAGTATTGAAGATTTTAAGATAGCATTCCTTACTGATATGGCTGATGCACAAATGCGTTTTGCCTGTATGCCAACAACTTCATCAGATGCATTCTTTAAGAATAGAGAAAAGCTGTCTATGGCATTCAAAAAGATTAATCCAATTGATGTGTCTAAAAGAATAGAGCAGTCTTTTGTTCCAGATCCAGAGACCACATACTTTGTACACGCTGACCTTGCACAAAAGCATGACAAGTGTGCTGTGTCAATTGCACACGTTGACAAGTGGGTAAGTGTTCAATCATTTAATAATTATGAACAAATTGTTCCATTCATTGTTGTAGATGCAATTGTTTATTGGGAGCCTAAGAAAGAAGGTCCAGTAGATTTATCAGAAGTCAAGAACTGGATTATTAACTTAAGAAGGCTTGGCTTTAACTTAGGACTTGTTACTTTTGATAGATGGAATTCTTTTGATATTCAAAGAGACTTAACAAGTGTTGGAATTAAAACAGAAACTCTTTCAGTAGCCAAGAAGCATTATGAAGATTTATCAATGCTTATCTATGAAGAAAGAGTTGTATTGCCTCAAATAGATTTATTACTTGAAGAAATGCAAGAGTTAAGAATTATGAACAACAATAGAGTAGACCACCCTAGAAAAAAGTCTAAGGACTTAGCTGATGCTATGTGTGGATCTGTTTATAATGCAATTAGCCATACAAGAAGAGAAAAAATTCAGGAAGTAGAAGTTCACACATATGAGTCTCGTACAAAAGTTGACAAGGAAGATAGAAAAGTGGTACAATCAAAACCTGAAATGACAGAAGATATTAAAGAGTATCTTATGAATTTTAATTTAATTTAGTAGAAATGGAAAATAATGAGTAAAAGAGTTCTTTTAACTGGTGCTAGTGGTTTTGTTGGAAGCCATGTTCTAAGGCATCTATTAGTAAATACAGACTGGTTTGTAGTTTGTCCAACAACATTTACACACAAAGGTTTAACTGATAGAATCAATGTTGCCTGTGATGACTTGCCAGATGCATACAGTAGAGTGAAAGTAATTAAGACAGACCTTACTGCACCAATTTCTCCAGTAACAGCACACGCATTTGGCGAAATTGACTATGTAATAAATGTTGCTAGTGAGAGTCATGTTGACAGAAGCATTGAAGAGCCAACTCCATTTATTCTAAACAACGTGTCTTTAATTTGCAATCTCCTTGATTGGGCTAGAGTTGCAAAGCCAGAAAAGTTCTTGCACATTTCAACTGATGAAGTATATGGTCCTGCACCAAAGGGACATGCTCACAAGGAATGGGTAGACCAATATTTCCCAAGCAATCCTTATTCTGCATCCAAGGCAGCACAAGAAAGCATTGCATTCTCTTACTGGAGAACTTATGGAATCCCAATTGCAATTACTAATACCATGAATATTATTGGTGAAACTCAGGATCCAGAAAAGTTTATGCCAATGGTAATCAAGAAAGTTCTTAATGGAGAAACTATGAAGATTCACGCTTCTCCAGAAGGAGAAATTGGAAGTCGCTTCTATCTTCATGCTCGTAATCAGGCAGACGGTCTTTTGCATACTCTTAAGCAAGAATTTCCACTCTATGGTCAGTCAGATACCCCAGCAAAGTTTCACATTGTTGGTGAAAGAGAAGTTGATAATTTAGA